TGTTGACCTTGTTGCTGCTGATCCTGTTGACCTTGTTGCTGCTGATCCTGTTGACCTTGTTGCTGCTGATCCTGTTGACCTTGTTGCTGCTGATCCTGTTGACCTTGTTGCTGCTGATCGTGTTGGCCTTGTTGCTGCTGATCGTGTTGACCTTGTTGCTGCTGATCCTGCTGGCCTTGTTGCTGCTGATCCTGCTGGCCTTGTTGCTGCTGATCCTGCTGGCCTTGTTGTTGCTGATCCTGCTGGCCTTGTTGTTGCTGATCTTGCGGATAATCACCAAAAAGATCTTCCATCAAAGGGTTTTCTGCAGTTATAGGTCTATAGTCTTTTTTTAAGACTTTATAAGTATGGGATGTCCATGATTTAAAAAAAGTCCTCATGGTCTCTAAAGTATTTTTATAAACTTCATTATTTAAATCGACATCTGTTTTACTTGTATTCCAAGGTAAGATACCTGCATTACCAACAAAAGATACTTTACCAATAAAGCCAGTATGTTGTGTATGTGGTTTTGAGTCCCATCCAGTGTCTGGTGTCTTATCAAACAACTTGACAGCTCGATCATTACAATACACGAACCATCCAGACTCATTTAGAGTGGCATTATTATCTTTATCATAACTTTTTTCATAAGTATAAAAGTGTTGAGAACTTTGCCCTGCCTCAATAATGATTTTGATATTTTTGTATATAAAATCTTTTTTAAGTGGCTTAAAACCACTTGTAGCTCTTATAGACGTATCAACTTTAGCAATAGCTTCGTTATTAAAGTTAATGACTAGATTTTTGTTAATGAACTCGGAATATCTTAAAGAAATGTCATTCTTAAAATCTTTTATCCATTCACTATTTGTAAAGCAATCATTCACTTCATTATTTAGATTTCTAATTTCAATGAATGTACCTGTTTTATCAGTTACATTTTCAATGGTTATCGGGAGTAACCAATTATCATTATCTTTTAGGAAATTTGAGACATCTAAGTGAAGAACAGATCTTTCAGTATTAGTTTCTGTAAAAATATTAATTTCTTTTCCTAATTTGAAAATAGCTCGATTTAAACCAATCCCATAGTACCCAATGCTAGTAGTATGATGATTAGTTTTAGTGCCGAATCTCAAAGTATCAGTTTTTAATAATTCACGTTGAATTCCTTTGCCACAATCATTAATGGAAAATAAATTTTTTTGTATATTCAGATTGATAGTATAGTTTTTATAATCAGAAACTATTTCATCTGTATGATGTGGATAAGCATCAATAGAATTATCAATCAAATCAAAGATACATTCTTCTATTGTTACGTCTTTAGTTATGCCATTAACTAAGTAATCTTTGGCAGGTCTAGTATCAGCTAAATTCTTTTCAGTCATTATAAATCCGAAGCTAATTAAAAATATTATACGTCTCTATATAATCCAACTACTTTCCCAACTAACTTACAGCCATCTTCTAAAGCAATCGCTTTTTCAGACCAGTCAGGATTTAGTGGTTGCAAGTACATGTTATCTGTCTCAACAATCAATTTCTTGAAAGTTGCAGCTTTGCCACCTTCACTTGAAACAATAACTAAATCCCCAGTTTTTAAGTCACTTACCTGAAAGTCAGGATTCACATAAATTTTATCGCCAGGGCGGAAGTCTGGGAGCATTGATTCGCCAGATACAACTAACCCATAGCCATTCTTTCCACATTTAGGGTTTGGTGGGAGCCATTCTTCAAACTGTGTACCCGCAGGCACAGCTTCAACAGTAGTCCAAGCACCAGCTTGCACCCAAGAAATGACTGGAATAAATTCGCCTTTCATTGGAATTGGTTCGGAGACATTTCCAACAGTTTCATTTTGATCATCATGTGGTAGATCTAACCAACCATGTGGCTTATCGAATGCTAATTCAATTTCGCGGGCTACTTTATTGCCAATACCTTTGATTGGGTTCGTACCAGCAAATTGGCTAGTTTGAGATTGTCCTTTCCCAATTTTGTCAGCAAAACTAGACACGCCGCCAACTTGATCAACAAGTAAGCGAGTGTTTTTGTATCTGATTGATTTGCTGTCCATATATTTCCTTTAATTTTTTGTGACAAGTCACATTTGATAATTGTAGTTTCATCACCAAAAAGGTAAACAAGAAAAAAGATTGTATTTACATTACCTAAAAGGTAATATTTCGATTGATACGAGAGGATCAATCAATGAATTTCCGAGATTTCATACTTCAGCAAAGCCCAAATGAATTAGAACAATATGCAAAAGATGCAGGAACAACAGTTGGTTATATAAAAACTCATTTATTTTATGGGTATAAAGAGCCTCGTAAAAATCTCCGCAAAGCCTTGTCTACAGCGAGTAAAGGAAAAGTTTCTGAAGCTGAAATTCATCAACATTTTGGTTTATATCCTGCATTAGTAGAAAACAACCAAAATGGTAATAAATCAGCCATCTAATAAACACGTTCAAAGGAATCCGTTATGAACATATTAGATGCTGCTTATCACACCGTGCACGACTACAAAGGTGGAGCAAATGCACTCGCACCCCGTATGGGTATTAAAAGTACCGCCGTGCTCAATAGCAAAGTCAATCCAAATACAGACACCCATCACTTGACGCTAGTAGAAGCATCCAAGCTGATGGCGCTAACCAACGACTACCGAATACTGCAAAGCCTCAATGCCCAACACGGCAAAGTCGCAATCAACCTGCCTGACATACCCGAATGCAGAGATACAGCACTCACAGATTTGGTGCTGAGCTTTGGGATGAAAGGCGGAAACGTCTACACGCTGTTTAAAGAAATGATGGCAGATGGACGCATCACACGCGGAGAAGCCATAGACATGTCTAAGGTTATTCACCGACTACACGAAATACTGGCCGAACTGGATGCACAAATACACCAGTGCGTAGACGACAAATAGAGGTAACCCATATGAGTTTAGATGCAACGATTTGGGCTTGGAGAGCGGAAGTAGACAGTTCTACACAACGCCTCATATTACTTTCACTGGCAGACCGCGCAGGGGAAGACCACAAATGCTATCCAAGCATTATGCGAATGGTCAAAGACACCAAGATGAACCGCAAAACCATCATCAAAGTTTTAGATAGCCTTGAAGAAAAATCTTTGATTAAGTTCACAGGGAAAATTATCGGCAACGGCGTAAAAGTCTATCAACTGCTGGGTGTGGTCGGTCGAGAAGATCATCCAACCAGTACCAAAAAGGGGACTAGTGGTAAAAACGGGACTAGTTCCAATTTAGGTACAGGTTCCAATATTGGTACTAGTACCGAAAACGGAACAAGTACCAGTCCCAAAAACGGTACCGAGACCAGTACCGAAATTGGGACACAGAATCTCCCAAGGAATCTTCCAATAGAATCTAAAAATAAAAAAGACTGGCTTTGCTCAAAAAAACTTCGTGAAGAAATTACTTTGGCCGATGACAGCATCGAACCAGAAACCCTCATGACAGCGAAATGGGTGGAACGAGAAAAACGTGCATTTGAAATTTACAACCAAAACAAAACCATTTGCGATGAACTTTTGAATTTTTACTTTGCAGATTGGCTGCTGCATGCCTACCGAACCAAGTATTCCCAAGAAACCAAAACGGGATACCGCAAAACACCTGCAGCAGAACCGAAGCAGCTCACTGAAAAACAAATCTCGACGTTTGCACAGAAACTTGCTCATCACCCAGAGTTTGCCAGCAAGCAAAGCGCACCGGGTGATTCATACGAGCAACTGGCATCAAGAATCAAAATCAAACTGATGAACCCTGCCCAAGCGAAGAAATGGGAACCATACCTCAAGCAAGTGGGCTTCACTGGCAGTTTGCAGGGGGCAGCATGATTCCACACGGCGCAACACACATCGAAACCGATGGCACATTTTGGAAATGCATCAACGGACGTTGGTATTACTGGAAAGAACGCTTTGGATGGTGCGGATATGTCGGTGGAGTCAACGCAATATTTATGAACAACAAAAACGAATTGGGGACGATGTACGCATGAAAATCATGATTGGAATTGATACAGGGGTGAAGACAGGTTTTGCTGTTGCAGCAGACCGTGGCAAGGGTGGAGAGTTAGAACAGGTCGAGAGTTTATCAATCACTCAAGCCATGAGCAAAGTTAAAGACTCTGTACAAACATGGGGTGCTCAAAACGTCTGTTTGTATATTGAAGATGCTCGGCAACGTACTTGGTTCACTGGTGGTCGTGAAAAGGCGCAAGGCGTTGGATCAGTCAAACGTGATGCCCAAATATGGGAAGACTGGTGTAAGGAACAAGGCTATCTGTACAAGATGATCCATCCCGCAGCCAATGCCACTAAAAAGAAAGCCACTGACTTTTTCCGTATGACAGGTTGGAAAGGCCGTACCAATGAACATGCACGCGATGCGGCCATGTTGGTGTTTCAACGATTTGCGAAGTTTTGAGGGAAAGAGGATGAGTGCAGCAGTAACGATTATGCAAGCGATGGATTGGAGTAAGTTCAGTACTGAGGACTGGTTTCGTCAATTTGGTGCGTGGATGAATGGTGATACTGAGACAAAGAAGTTGGTGTATAAATCACTACCAACACGTAAGCTCACTCAACATCAGCGTGAAGAGCTTATTGCTAAATATATGAGTGATGAAGGCTTTCGAGAGCAACACTTAAGAAAAGGTGTGGTGTGTCAAATCACTGATAATGAAGCACGTGCATTTCAGCGTATTGTCTTGGATATCCGTCAAATTGATAGTGAACCATTGCAAGAATGGATGGATGCTGTTTGGCAGATTTGTGTAGAGAATAAGAAACTGCGTGAAGTTGCTGAGATGTATGAAACATCAACTATTCAAATACGCCAAGATATGAAATGTGCTTTAGCATTTATAAATGGTAGATATCCAAATTTAAAATCAGATTTACTTCAAAAGTAATTGCGTGTGTACACAGGATATGGCATATTCGTGATAACTTGACGAATTTTGTACTTAAACGTCATTTAAGAAAATTAAGCTCATCATTTGATGGGCTTTTTTAATGCTCAATAAATGAAAATGAAAGACTTTTACTCATTGTTACCCATGTGACATAAAGGATAGAGTAAGCCAATGATATAGCTGAAGAATATCAGCGTATGTTTGGTGAGTTATTTAAAATTATAAAGACCCAATATGATTCAGAATTTACGGTTGAATATATTCTAAAGTTATTAATTTAACTATTGGTATGCTTAGAAATAGGCAATGTGGGATTTTAAATTTTGTATTAATCTAAACTTACATAGTGTTACCAATAATTACAAGACAATTCACATAAATCCGACTAGAATGCTCGGTATTAGCTTCTCCATGAATAGTTAATATCAGTTTTCTGCCTGCACCTTCCCCAAGGTGCAGGTTTTTTTTCCCTAAATATTCGATGTACATGGATATTAACTGAGAGTGATATTGAATGTTTCAATTATTGAAATGCTTATTCGGACTACATGGCGTAGTGGAAATTCATCATTGTAAAGATGGTGAGTTAGAGGTTTGCCGAAATTGCCTTAAAGTAAAAGATATTAAGTAAATAGATGATGAACGTCTTAGGACAAATGAAACCCCGCTCAATATGCATTATTGGCGGGGTTTTTAATGGTGGATTAACTTTATTCGTAATAGTATTGATGCCTAAATAATGTTCAATTAATCCATTTAGCTAAATAAATAGCCACCTTTGATTAAGAATTAGTATTTAAGGTGTGTATGAATTAAAAATTCTCATATGTTAAAGTTGGTCTGACCATTAACGTGAGGCTTAACTTATGGGAGTATCAACACCTATGTGTGTTAAGGCTATATATTTAGAGCAACAAATAAAGGTAGGTATTTTTGAAGTCAGTAACCCATTTAACTTTGAAGTACAAACAAGATATTTGGAGGTTGGAGCTTTGGAATATATTAATGGCCATTTCAAAGATTCCAATGTTGAAATTACGATAGTTAATGAAAAGGGTCGGACTAAATTTAGAGCTGAACTGAAAGGACTTTATTTTTAATTATTAAGACAATTTCTCTTTGTATTTTGTGATGCAAAACACAAAATATAGTAATTTAATGTAATATTCCGCAAATTGAATTTGTGTAATTGTCTATATACTACACATCTGGACTATAAGCTGTAGTCAACCTCCTATGCTAAGGAGGTTTTTTTTTAATAGAGAAAAGTCATGATCAAATTATTGAGATGTTTAATTGGTTTTCACGGCACGCCTGAAATCGATTATACGACTGATGGTGATGAAATCTTAGTCTGTCGAGAGTGCTTAAAAGGAATTAAAAGAACTTGTCATTGATCAGGTAAATTTTATTTCTAAGGAATAGGACACATAAAGATTTAGTTTTGATAAGCACATAACTTTTTGTGTAACCATGAATTACAATATTTACTAAATAGATATTTTAATTAACTTTTATACGGTTTTTTCTCATCCACATAAGACTAGAATCGTTTTTCTGGAACGGCATTGGACAAAATGAAGTCCTAATGAATAGAAGATTATGCCAACTGAAAATTAATAGTATTGAAATAATGTAGAGGTCAAAAGGGAATTTAATGATTCTCTTTCTATAATAAATTTCAAAGTTTTTTTTGATGAATCGGATTTAACTTCGCTAAAAGTTATAAAAAATATCTGTGGAGTACAGTTTATGCAAAAGTTAATCTCATTTACTGCTGAGTTAGATGAATTTAACAAATTTAAATTCACGCAAACTTCATTTCCAAATTGTTATGCTCCTGATCATACATTTGAATCCAAAAAAGGAACTTTTAGTCTTCAGCATTCGATCTTCGAAGGTCAAACAATTTATATATTGTATGGTCTAGGGAAACTCACTCAACGTCAGTTAATTAAATTAAAAAAAGATTGGCGTAATTACTATAACGCTCTTAAATGATTTCGACTATTTTTTAATGGCGATAATTGAGTTTCCCGAGTATCTGAATATAAATGTTCATATTTGAGAATATGACTATAAATCAATTTTATGATTGTGCTGTCTATTATAATTCTTTACATGTCTATCCCTGTAAATTGTGAGAAATGTATTCTTTCAGTGTTGAAAATATTTCTAGTTGTGAGAGTATAGAAAAAGAACAATAAAGGGAGATAAGTATGGCTTCGCAAGATGTGCTTGTAATCTCGGTTTCGGCTTTTGTCCTTACATTAATCATTTATGAGTTTGGTCAGATGTCAATGTTGTTTTGAACAAACCACCTTCGGGTGGTTTTTTAATGTGTGGAGAAAAGACATGCTTTGTAACTCATATGATCAACGTCGACAGTAGCTAAAGGTAATGCATGAGCAGTCAAAAGAACCCATCATCAAAGCAATTGCTCACCTTACTCACTGAGGTAGTAAAGCAGAACAATCAGTTGATCAGTCAGCTGCAAGTACAAACGAACTTAAATAACGAATTGTTGTTAATGCTTGAGGAGCAGGAAGAGTCAAACAGCCCTAGATATATGGATGATTAACCATGCCAAAGCTACAACGATTGCAGAGTAGGTTTGATGCCATCACACCTAAGCAGCCAAGAGCACCAAAGAACTGGGGAACAGGACGTGGTGGTAGACCTTGGCGCAGACTCAAAGAAAAGATCCATCTACGGGATAACTGGACATGCCAGCACTGCCGCCGTGTTACAACACAATTAGAACTGGACCATATTGTTAATGTTGCACAGGGTGGCACCGATGATGAGTCGAATCTGCAATCGTTGTGCCCGCCGTGTCATAAAGACAAAAGCTTAAAAGAGAGCAGACTGTGAATGAAAGTGTAGTGGGTAGGGGGGAGATCAAAAGTTAAAAACCTTTTGCCCTCGGACACCACCCCCCATCTCACGTATAAAAAAATTTCTCTTTTTAGCTAAAAGTTAACTTTTAGAGTTAAGGATTTGCGATGGCTTTAACAGCAAAAATGAAAGCTTTTGCTCAAGGTGTTGTGGATGGCTTAAGCAATAAAGATGCAGCAATATCAGCAGGATATAGTGAAAAATCTGCAATGCAGCAAGGTTCTAAACTTGCAAAAATTCCTCAAGTTATTGCCTATATTGATCAATTTAAATCAGTTAAAAAGTTAACTCCTACGACCCAAAAGTTAACTTCAAAAAAACAAAAAGTTAACTCCGTGGATAGTGGGGAAAATGACAATCCTTTGGATGATGAAAATTACGCCAAGGATGATCCGTTACAGTTTCTTTTAGATGTGATGAATAAAAGCGATGACATGTTCATGCGAGTGAATGCTGCTAAGGCTGCATTACCTTATGTACATGGCAAGGTTGCTGACAAAGGTAAGAAAGAAACTAAAGCGGAAGAAGCTAAGAAAGCAGCCCAAAGCGGAAAGTTTGGCACCTTGAATAATCAATTACCGAGTTAAAACATGACTGCAATGCTCCCAGAATGGACAACCGCTTGCCCAGACTGGGAGGAGCGTATTGTCAAAAAGCAATCGCTCATGCCATGTGCACCACTGTTTCCCCAAGTTGCAGATGTTGCAGAGCGAATTTTTAAAGAACTCATTCTTGTTGATGTGATGGATAGTCCGAAGATGGGCGATGTCACCTTGGAGTGGGTGATTGAATTTGTAAGAGCAATTGCAGGGGCATATAACCCTGAAACTAAGCGTCGTTTGATTCGTGAGTTTTTTCTTCTGATTTCTAAGAAAAATACTAAGTCTACGATCGCTGCAGGAATCATGCTGACATTGCTTTTGTTAAATGATCGACTTTCAGCAGAGTTGATAATCCTTGCACCAACCAAGGAGGTCGCAGACAACAGCTTTAACCCGATTCGAGACTTCATCAAAGCAGATGAAGAACTCAGTTCAATGATTAATATTTCTGAGCATACGAAAACCGTTACTCATTTAGGTACTGGTGCAACGCTCAAAGTTATTGCAGCTGAATCAAATGCAGCAGCCGGCAAGAAAGCCTCAATCATTTTGATTGATGAAGTTTGGTTATTTGGTAAACGTGCCAACGCTGAATCAATGTTCCGTGAAGCGAAAGGCGGCTTGGCATCGCGTCCCGAAGGGTGCGTGATTTACCTTTCTACCATGTCAGACGAAGTGCCTTGTGGTGTATTCAAGCAATTATTGGATTACGCACGTGATGTAAGGGATGGAATCAAAGAGGATAAAGCCTTTTTACCACTCATTTATGAGTTCCCTAAGCATCTG